AGCATAAAGGCAAGTAAAGAAAAATGGAGATTAGGAAAACTACACGAAGAATGGAACGAATTGTTGTTGAGTAATGACAATTTAGTTGTCTTGGCCCCAAGGTATCATCTGAAAACTTTTTTCTTTTCAGAGATGTATCCATTACAACAATGCAATCTTCATCCGGGAATAAACATCAGAATATTTAGTGGGACGGATGCATTAGCGATTGAAATATTAGATCATTTAAAAAAGAAATGGGCAATCATGCCATATTTCAGACACCTGATGAATGGCATAGATTTAGATAATAAGAAACAGATTAGATTTTCAAATGGGAGTCAGATCAGCGCTCAAGGATTTTGGAGTAAAGGTCGTGGTGGCCATTTTGATATTATTATAGCGGATGATATCATTGACGATAAGGTCATTTATTCAGAGGATTTAAATAAGAAGTCAAAGGAGAGATTGGCGTCAGAGATAATACCAATGGCAGGGCCACATACAAGAATGATATTGACAGGCACAATCCAAACGGCAAAAGACGTCTATGCGGTTGATTGGAACAAGATAGCCAAGTCAGAGTCATTGAACGTTCGCAATTGGGTTAAGAAAACATACGACTCAATAGTGGACGAGAAGAAGCATATAACATTATTCCCCGAATACTGGGATTGGGACTCGCTGATGAGACGTAAGGATCTTGTGGTAGAAATGTCAGGATTAAAGTGGTTTCAGAAAGAGTACAGGAATATGGATGTTAATTTACTGGGAGAGATAATCAAGCCAGAGTGGAAAAAAGAATATGATGAGTTACCTGATGACGTAATAGATATTTATACAGGTTGGGATTTGTCGGTAGGAAAGAAAGAGGGACAGGGAGATTTAACGGCAAAGGTTACGTTCGGGGTATTAGATAAAAAGATTTATATAATTAGTGTATATGAGGCTCGAATAGATTTTGGCAAAAGAATAAGGGCTGTGGTTAACCAGGGGGACGTTGACAGGCCTAACGTGATAAAGATAGAGGAGAACGTGTTTCAGGCAGACACAGTGCAGACAGCAAAGGCGAACACAATGATACCCATTGAGGGAGTAAAGACAACGATCAACAAGATACAGAAATACAATGAGGTTTTAGTGCCGTTGTTTGAAAATGGCCAGGTGTATTTAAAGAGAGGAGATTTAATGCAACAGAGGTTTTGGGAACAATTATGTTCATTACCAAGGGGCGCGCACGATGACATAGCAGACGCTTTCTGTGTAGGATTAAAAGATTTGCCATTCGATTACAAAGCAACAGATTTTATAGTACCATAATAAATAATAAATTTATGAATTTAGAAAAACAAATCAAAGACAAGTTAATGCTCACAATTATTTACAAAAAAAATAAGAGCAAAGAAAACAAATTGGAATTCTTTTTGGCCGGGGCAATCAAGGCGGACGTAGATTGGGGAAATAAAAAAGAAACGATTGACCTATTAGAGAAAATAAAGGTTCAAAGATTTACTACATTGAAATCATTATTAGGCAAGGAATTCGAAAGGAGAATGATTGAGAAAAAATTAAAAGAGGAATGGATTTATGAATTGCTAAAAAAGATGACGGCAGGGATAGAGAGAATAATTAAATTAAAGAGTATCAATGGCAAAAAATTTAAAACAATCAAGATTTAAAAAAACAGATGCAAGGAGAGATGCGGTCAAAGATTTTAAAAAGCAGAAGAAATTAGAAACAGAAAAAAAAACAAGTAGTGGAATATTGTTTGTTGATTGTCCGGCGTGTGGATTTAGGATTAAGTATAAAAGGGGACGTAAAAAGAACCCAAGCAAATCAGAGGTTTTGAAATGGTTAGATAAAGCACGATGTCCGAAATGCGGACAACCAATAAGGGTCAAGGATTCGAAAGGATTATTGAAAGGAAAGGGGATAGAAAGGATTTAAGTGATGCCGGGGGGTGTAAGTCAGAAACCCCTTGTTTCTGCTGTATTATAGACTTCATTTTACAAAATATATTTAAAACATTATAATTTACGTATGAATATTAAAGCAAGAGTATTATCTTTTTTCAAAAGTATTCCTGTTTCATTCAGCCAGAATGTTGTTTGGCTGAATCCATTAGGAAATAGGAAAGATTTGGAATACAACACGAGATGGGTGTTCGCTTGCGTCAGATTAATATCAGAAGCCATAGCGAGCATTGAATGGAAATTATATAAGACAAGAGGCAAAAAGGTTAACGAAGTATTAGACAATCCTCTCTTATCTTTATTGTATAATTTCAACGACAAGTTTACAAAATTTGATAGTATCAAATTATCAATAGTTTATTTATTACTCCAAGGTAGATCGCCTTGGATTTTGATTGGGGAAAATAAACCAAAGGAAATGTGGGTCGTTCCGCCTAACAATTTATCAGTAGCAGCTAAAGACGAACACGGATATCCGACAATGTATAAATATACGATCGGAGCAAAGTCAATGGAAGTTCCCGCTTACAATGTATTAGACATAAGGAACCCTGATCCCTCAGATCCCTCAAGAGGCAAGAGTGTTATATCAGCATTGAGAGAAACGGCAGACACAGACGAGTATATGATGAAATGGAATAAGAATTTAATGATTAACTCGGCAAGACCAAGCGGATCAATCGAAGTAGATAAAAGATTAAAACCAGAGGAGGCAATAGCATTAAGAAAAATGGTAGAGGAAACATATGGCGGATATGAGAATGCTCACAAAGTAATGATATTACAGAATGGGACTAAATTCGTATCGTCAACAATACCTCCCAAAGATTTGGAATTTATATCGGGACGCAAAATGAATTTAGAGGAAATATTAGCAATGTTTAATGTTCCTAAAATCTTATTAGGATTAGAGGGACAATATAATCGGGCCGTATCAGAAACAGCCGAGAGAGTGTTCGCCAAATATACATTAAAACCAATCATCACGATGATGATCGAGCAGATGAATCAATTCCTCGTGCCAAGATTTGGAGTGGACTTATTATTAGGACATGAGTCATTCGTTAAAGATGATAGAGAATTGCAAGTATCAGAATGGGAGAAAGGTTGGGGCAAATGGTTATCAACGAATGATATTAGAAAAGAGAGAGGAGATGATCCAATGAAAGGGGGAGATGATATACTCATCCCGTTAAATCTTATCCCAGGGGCGAGCAAAGAAAAAGGAATGGCTAAAATAGAGAAGATACATAATGATATTACGATCGTAACGAATGAAGCAGAAGCTAAGTCGATTATAAAAAGAGTCAACGCGCGGAATAACAATATAAATACCATTGTCAAAGACATAGCGAGTAAATTTGAAAAGAAATTGTTGGATAAAAAGAAAGTAATATTGACAATAAAATCAGAGAGTACAGACAAAGAGGATGCAAAGATGAAATGGTGGGAATACACAATGGATTTGAAAAGAATAATCGATGATGGTTGGAGTTTTATTATTAAAGGAATATTGGATAGACAAAAGGATATCATTTTAGATAACTTAAAGAATTACAGAAAAGGATTAGATGAGAACATAAAGGGACTGGTCAAAGACGTCATGTTCAATAAGGATAGTGAGGTCAAGACGACAATAGAGGTAATCAAACCTCAATATTACAGATCAATAATGACAGGAGCAGAGATTTCAGCGATGATAGCCGACCGGGGAGTGATTGATTTAACACAGGTCCCGGCTGTACAGAAATGGGTAGAGAAAGTAGCAAAGAAATATTCAAAGGAGATAACAGAAACAACATACTCAAGAGCCTCAAAGGTATTACAGGATGGATTAGACGCAGGAGAGGGGACATATGGGTTAGGCAATAGGATTGAGGATTTCTTTAAAACAACAACACCCTCTCGAGCTGATCTGATAGCGAGAACAGAGGGAGCGAGAGCAATGACTGCTTCAGAAGCATATTCATTCGAGCAATATGGCTTCGATAAGTTAGAGTGGTATATGGGGGGATCAGCACCTTGTCCGATTTGTCAATTAAACTCAACAAAAGAATGGACAATAGAGGAAGCCAAAGAGGGAACGATACCATACTCTCACCCAAATTGTGAATGTAGATTTTTACCTAAATAGTTTAATAAGTTAATAGTATTTTTATGAAATTTAAGAAAGATGAGATAAAATTAGAGCATAAAAACTTTGGGATTAGTTTTAAAGTTCAAAAAGAGAAAGGTATCATAGAGGCCTATGTTTCTGCGTTCGGGAATGTAGACTCATATCAAGAAGTGATTGACAGAGGGGCATTCACAGAAAGCTTGAAAAAGAAGTTTCCCAAAGGAGTATGGTCACATAATTGGGACATGCCAATAGCAAAGACATTAGAGGCCCACGAGGACGACAAGGGGCTTTATATCAAGGGACAGTTCAACTTAGACACACAGAGAGGGAAAGAAGCGTTCTCTGACCTTGTGTTCGGAAATATTGACGAGTTCTCAATAGGATATAGGGTTCAGCATGATGAAGTAGACGATGCTGGCATAAGGCATCTGGTTAAAATTAGATTATACGAATGGTCGCCTGTGTTGGTTGGAGCAAATTCAGAAACAGAGTTGATCAGCGTAAAGGATGAGAAGAAAGAGAAGAAAGAGGAAAAGACAGAGGAAGAAAAGATAAAAGTAGTATTAAAAGCAGATGACGAAATAACAGCGGTAGTTTTATTATTCAAAGATGCATTAATTCAATTAAATAAATCATTGATAGTTTTAGATAAAACAATGACCCCCTTGTCGGATTTGTTGTTAGCAGTTAACAAACTAACCGCAGGGGAAAAGGTCGCACCAAGTCCTGATGAAAAGCAAAAAATCGTCAGGATTAGGCAATCGGCAAAAAAAGCCGATAAGATAATTGAAAAGATTTTAAGATTTACAAAATGAACAAGAAAATAAAGAAAGCAGACGGAAGTATCGTTGAGGTTGGAAATGATTATCAATTAAAAGATGGTGAAGTTTTTATTGAAGCCAAAAAAGAGGAATCAAAAGAGTTAGGCAGTAAACAAGAACTCACTATTGACGAATTGAAAACCATTGTCTCCGATACGTTCAAAGAGAGTGAATTAGCCAAAGAGGTTACTGATCTAAAAGCACAGGTTAAGTCATTGAGTGGAGAGAAAGTTGATGATACAGAAGCTAAGGCAGAGGAAGTAAAAACATTTGTGAATGATTTGGTCCACAACAAAATATCAGACGAGATGGAGAAGAAAACCATCACAACTGATAGTGGGTCTTTTGGTTATACTGTTCCGACTTTATTGGCGGACAAGGTACACGAAACCAAAGACAAAATTGCCAAGATCAGACCAAATGCGTTTACATTCAAGATGGCAGGTAAGTTTCAGCTTCCTACTCAAGGAACTGGTGTCACCGCCTATTGGATCACCACCGAAGCTGATACAGACTTGACTCAAAGCAATCCAACTACAAGCAAGAAAGACTTGGATGATTGGTATCTTGCCTCAAGAGTGCGAATTCCTTATAAGCTATTGAGCACTTCTGGGATCAATATTACTGATTACATCTCTCGTCTTTCAGCAAGGGCAATAGTTAGCACAGAGGAAACAGCTTTCATTGGTGGAGCTGGTACTTCAAGCCCAGAGGGTATTAGAAATGCAGGAATTACTGGTATCGCACAATCCGGCGCAAGTTTAGCCTATGACGATTTAGTTAGCCTTTTCTATGGCGTTCCCGAACAATATAGAGGAGAGGGCAAATGGCTTGCTTCAAACGCTGCGATTCAGTTGATCAGGAAATTAAAGGATGATAATGGTTTACCATTCTTTAACGTGAATGATCAAACTATATTCGGCAAAAAGTTGTTTGAATGTACTGATATTCCTTCAAACCTTGGTAGTGATGGCGACGAAACAGAGATTTACTTCGGAGATCTACAGGAATACTGGATCAAAGATGGAGAGAACATGCTTGCAGAAACCCGTAAGGTAAGCGGTAGATTGCAAGTTGATATGTATTTATACGAGGCTACCGACGGTGTTCTCGCAAATACAGACGCTTTCCGCTATCTTTCAGCTGTAGTTTAGTCCTTATAGTGTCCCTTATACTAAAAATATGGGACACAAATAAGCACTTAACTTATGGAAAAGAAAGTAATAGTTAAATTCATTAGAGGATATGAGGCATATGTCAAAGGAGATGTTGCCGGATTTGGGAGTGTTATAGCCAACAAATTAAAAGAGAAAGGATTTGCAGTGATTTGTAGTGGGTATGAGGTTAGGGAAATCAAACAAGTCAAAGAAGAAAAGAAAATTGTTGAGGATAAACCAAAAAAATTAGTTAAGACATTTGATAAGCAACATTCAATCAAAGGAAAAATAGCAGATATAATTATACCTCACCACAACAGGCACGATCTATTAAAAGACACATTGGATAAATTACCATTAGACCTATTTAATATTTTTATTATAACAGGTGGTAGTTTTGGCCATAATTGTAATCTCGGCGCTAAATTAGCACAGACAGACAATTTAATATTTATGAATGATGACATAGAACCAAATGTAGATAATCTGATAGAGTCATGTATGCTAAAATCAGACATAGTGGGGTTTAGTGAGATATTACCAAATCAAAATAATGTATTGATATACGGAATTGGTTGGAACATGCATCAAGACGGGAGCATTTCTTCAAATCTAAAAAGAGATCAAAGAGATGTTCATATTCCATCAGGTTTTTTATTTAGAATCAAAAAGAATGCTTGGAAAAAGTTGGGTGGATTTGATGAGCAATTTAAAAATGGTTCAGAGGATGTTGATTTAGGATTAAGAGCAAAGGAAATGGGGATGACTTTTGATTATATAAATAAAGACCCAATAAATCATTTTCATATGCAGTCAGAGGGCAGAATGGATTGTGTGGACGAGAACAGAAGAAGATTAAAAGAGAAGTGGCCA